AGTACCAAATGGAGAGTAGCTTCTTTTTGAATATTATAATCCTGAAGTGTGCGACCGTCTTCAAGTTGTTTCCCCGCAAAAATTAAACGTTGCTGATCAGGAGGAATTCCCTCTTTATCTTGAATCTTAGTCTTTACATTCTCAATTGTATCGGATGGTTCTACATCGAGTGTGATAGTCTTTCCGGTGAGCGTCTTAACAAAAATTTGCATCTTATAATATATTGGGAGCCTATTTTTTTAAGTCAATTTGATACAAACTAAATTACTCCATTACCAATGGTATTTCTCGCTCCATGCACCATTTGGCAACCTGGGTCATCTTTTCCAAGCCTATCTTCCCAGTACCTGGACGAGCGTGGCGATCTTTCTTCGCCCCGCAGCAATCTTTGGAATCGTTAAAATGAACTAAAACGAGACTATTTGGGTGTGCGGATTCCCACTTTGTGATGAAATCTAGGGGGTCATGGCCTGCGGCGAAAACATGACAAGTATCGATACATATTCTGAGCCGCGTTTTCTCTTCATCTGTAAAGTTTGCATAGAAGGCTTTAAATCCGTCAAAATCCCAATACATTTCCGAACCTTGACCCGCGGAAGTTTCAAGCAGAAGTGGACATTCTGGGGTAGCCACTGCCATTGCCTGTCGAATATTAAATAGCATATTTTCCCCTGCCTTTTCTTTCGTTAATTTACATTGTTTACCGCAATGTACAACAACACCTTTAAATCCCATCGCGTAGCCGTTGACAAGTTCCCATTGTAAACAAGGTAGAGCTTTTTCAGCAAATTTTGTTGGTTCCCAGGAGAGATTAATGAGGTAAATAGAATGTACAAAGACACTGAGATCGGAACTCATAATGTATTTTTTTACCTCTTCTTGTACATTGGAAGGCGTATTTGGTCGGCGCCAAAATTTAGGTGATCCCGAAAAGATTTGTACAGGTCTCTTAATATTACTCGCCGTTTTAAAGAATGCATCTAGACTCTTGATAAAAGCGCCTTTTTTTTGAATATGGGTTCCAATACTCATATTCATTGTGTTGTCGTGGTTGTCCATAGATTTAATATAGGTAATCATTTCAATTTTCTTAAGGATACCAATACATGGTATATCCGTGGTATCGGAGGCCTAGATGATGTCGGCGACGCGTCCCTGAAAGTTTATAAATATCATATATATTATCTTTAAAAGTATATTTTTTAATTTTAGTATCTGAGTAATACCCTTCCAAAAAGCGGTCAAAATATTTATCTAATAAAATGGATCTTTGCTTTTCTAGCCAACAAGGATCATATCCTTTTAACATATTAATTGCGTTTAGTTTGTTTATTCTGACTTTCCAATTATCATCCGATAAGGCATGCCGCGCTTTTGGGTGGTTCAGAAAGCGCCATCCAAGTTTCCAGTAGAAGCCGAGTACATCTTCCATTCCGTTTAGCTTTATATAGGCAAATTTACCTTGAATGCTAAATTTTTTCCACCATTCTAACATGTCTCGTCCCGTTTTCATTATAACGGCATTATTGCTTTTAGCCGTGGCGGCGGGTGCATTAGTAATACTTTTGCAACCAATAACCCTGACTTGAATATATGATTTGTCATTTTCATCCATTTTAAAATCTACACCAATAATACCTCTTAAACTATATTTTACCCCATTTTTGACATCAAAATTCAGCATTACCATTTTACAAGGTTTTACTAAACACTGTTCGCCGAAATACATCCCAGAAATTGCATCCTCAACAAAGTCCTTTGGCACTGGATAGAATATATCTTTAATAGTATTTCGCTTTAGATATGCAAATTCTTTCTGCGTCCATCGCAAATCTCCGCGCGTCATGATATAAAAGTTATCTGATACTTGTCTTAGCATCTTATATTATGGTGAGTTTATTAGATAGATATATATCTAATAAATTAGTCATTCAATTTTGTACTCTGTTAGTTATTAGGTAGATGAGAAGCAACATAGTAAGCTACTTTCTGTGGGTGAATTTTTCTCCTCTTTTCTTCTCTCCTGCGTATATTATAATCTCTTTGATTATATTCATAATCTCCATCATAATCATCGGTATCCGAATCTTCGTTATCTGTATACTCGTCAAAGTCTGGCGAACCTGGATAACGTTCTGAGTCTCGTACGCGTCGCATTTTCGGCGGGAAAATTACTAAATCTCTGCTATACGTAAAAAGGTTAAATATTATAACTGCAAATATAAGAAACATTACAAAGAATAGAAGAAGATCGGCAAAGTTCATTATATTAACATTATATTTTATTAACGGTGTCTACGGCCGCGATGCCGCCTCCATGGTCTGAACCCGGGGCGACGACCTGGGCGAAATCCGGGTATAAACCGAGGTCCCCAGGGTCGCATTGGTCGGGCCAATGTTGTTGGATAATTCCATATAGAGGGCACAATGACACTTCTATTAGATGGTTCTTTTACATAAACGGTGCGCACGGGTATCTTATGTCTAGGTATTTGCGTCACAAAAAAGATTAATATAACCAATAATACAATTACTAATAAAAAGCTATTATCCATTATACTATAATCTGATATAATAATGTTCTAGTAAGAAAAATTATTATATAAATTAAGCTATTATGCTTAGTTGGAGTAGGCAAGACCACCCATGCCACTCATCACCCGGAGGACATTGTAGTTGGTCGCGTACACGCGCACCTTAGCCGTGGCATCGCCGCCAATAGCGTTGGTGGAAAGAACAAGCTGAAGAGTAGCATTATCGATTCTGGACATGTTGCAAGTGCCGGAAGGCTGGTGCTCCTCTGGCCGAAGGGCGAAAGAGTAGACGTTAATTCCGGTGTCCGGGTTACGGGTGTGGTGCTGGTATGGCTGCACAAGGTCAAAGTACGTCCCCTCACGCTCAGAGAAGCGATCCTGTCCGTTCAGCTGAAGCTTAGCCGTGACAACTGGGTTCTGTCCCCAGCAGTGCAGGTTGAGAGCAGTCTCAGCCATGACGAATGCACCGGCATCAGAGACACCGGAATCCGGAATCTTACTGACGGGGAAAGGTACACTCAGACCTGGGATGGTGCAGTTCGGGTCCCAAACACTGGAGTTTCCCACAATCTTGTTGGTGAGAGCGCCTGTGTACGGGAGTCCCGTAGTACTGTCCACGTAACCGTTACTTGTGTATTTGAGCGCCTCCATGCCGCCGGCGCCGCCGAAGGCTTGAACCGGGTTGGTGAATCCAGTGTTGGCCTTGTCGCCGGACTCAATCCAATCAAATGGTCCGACATTCCCCCACTGGATACCGACGGCGTTGTTGGAATCTGCGCCAGGATCCTGGAACATACCAGTGGACTGATCAATAAAGGCACCATTTCCGTTCTGACCAGTGTCGTCCAAATAGAGGCCAAGTGGTCCCGAGAAGGCGGCGATAGAGTTAACCAAAGCATCAAGTGCGTCAGTGTAGTTGAATGGCTGAGCACCAAGAGCGGCATTCAGAGGAGTACCCTTCAAGAAAGAGGAGCAATAATCAACATTGGCATCCGGCTGCACAACAAAGACGAGCTCCTTGCAAGGGTGGTTGAAGTTAAGCTTGATCTTGTTAGAAGAAGACCCGACCGACTCGTCACCAGTGAACTGAAGCTGCTCAATAAGGTACTCATGTGGGTTTTGTGCCATCCGTCTACGCTCATCGGTATCGAGGAACACGTAGTCAACATAGAGAGACGCTGCCACGAGCGACTTCTGGTATGAGACAGCATCCTTCACGGACGAACCATTTGGGACGTCAGCAGCACCGGTGACACCGGCGGTGGTGCCATCGTTCCCCGTGAGATTAGTCACGGCAAACAGAACTTCGTCCGAAGGCCGAAGCTCAAGGTTAATACGAACTTCGTGGTACTGAAGTGCGATTAACGGAAGCGCAAGGCCCGGGTTACGGCAAAACCAGAACTGAAGCGGAATGTAAAGGGTGGTCTCGGGGAGCGCATTACGTGGGGCGCACACAGCTGCGGGCACCATGCTGTTCGCGCAAGCAGAGTCAACATCTGCGAACGATGGGTCAATTAAGTAGGTAAGCTGCGTAGTCTGGCCAACCATCTTGTTGTAGCCCCGCTCCTGCTCAGCTGTTAGGGTAAGCTGGTTCCAGATGTGCATCCAGTCACCATACTGGCGGTCAATTCTCTGCCCACCAATCTCAACCTCAACCATAGAGATAAGCTGCTCACCGGGGTAGTCCAGCCAGCGAGCGTAAACCTTGGCACAATCAATCGGGTTGCAGCAGGAATCCTGCCCAATCTCCGGAAGTGTAACCTGAAGGTATGTGCGGTATGCTAAATCACCATTTCTGGAGATAGTGCACTGCACACGGCGACCGAAGTCGGCCTGACCGTTAAAGGTCTGTTCAATAGATTCCATAGCAAAATTAGTGTGTCTGCGGTATGTAACTTTCCAGAAAGTAATCTGTGGATTACCTGTAAGATAAACGTCTTGTGCGCCATAGGCAACGAGCTGCATTAATCCTCCTCCCATTTGTTATACTATTGCTAAAGAAAAAAAAATTTTCGTTTTA